CCAATACGAGTTAAAAAACATATAGAATTAATTATGACTAATATGCCTTATGATGGACAACTTGAGGATATGGAAAATGCCAGAAAAAGAAAAAAACGAAAAGTTATACCAACTTAAACATTACTTAAATGCTATAAATTCTACAAAAGAAGATTTATTGAGAAGTAATGACCCAACTTGGACACAAAAATATCCACCTTATATAATTAATCGTTGTTTATCACAACACTATGATTGTATTCTACAAGTGAATGCTATGAACGGTAGACATTTTTTACCAAAGGATATGCAGTTTTCTTTTTTAATAAATAGTATTCGTATAAAGAAAAGATTTGGTGGACGATGGATAAACAAAACCAAATTACGAAATTTAGAGTATGTTAAGGAATTCTTTAATTATAGTAATGTAAAAGCAAAAGAGGCTCTCGACATACTAAATGATAAACAAATAACTTTAATTAAAAAAAGTTTAGAAAAGGGTGGAAAAAAATGAGTGAAGAAGATTTAGTTTCTTGGGCGCCTGAAAGTATGTTAGAGATTACTTTGGCACAACCAGATGACTTCTTAAAAATTAGAGAAACTTTATCAAGAATTGGTGTAGCAAGTAGAAAAGACAAAACACTATATCAATCTTGTCATATACTACATAAGCAGGGCAGATATTATATTGTCCATTTCAAAGAACTCTTTGCTTTAGATGGCAAAGAATCAACAATTACTGAAAATGATATTGAAAGACGAAATACAATAGCAGGGTTATTGCAGGATTGGAGTTTACTTACAATAGTAAAAAATGAAGAAGCTGAAAAGAAAGCTCCTCTTTCTCAAATAAAAGTTTTAGCATTTAAAGAGAAGAGTGAGTGGGATTTACAGGCAAAATATAATATTGGCAAAAAACCTGAAGAAAAACCTGAAGAACCCAAAGAAGTTCCAGAAATTGAAGATGAGAAACCGGAACAAAAACCTGAAGAACCCAAAGAAGAGTAAAATCTTAAAGGAGTAGTATGAAAGCTCTCAATTTTAGAGAATTTATTTCTGAAGAGAAAGAAAATAAGGACCCCTTTAAGGTTGTTATTATCACAAAAGCAAATCCTACCGTTAGACGAAGAAGGTCAGGAGAAAAATCAAGAAGAGAACTTACTGTTTCTTTACTTACAAAATCATGTAAGAAAAGAAATATTCCTTGTTTTATTGTTAATACTAAAACAGCTTTTGTTGCTGATAAAGATATAAACAAAGGTACTGTAAGTATTAGTAATTTAGATGCTGATGAACACAAAGAAGAATTTGAAGGCAGAAATACTTGTGTTATATGTCGTGCTGGTGCAATAGATGATTCTGCTGGACTTGCATTGATGGCTGCATTTGAAGTTGCAGGTTCTTTTATGATTAATACTAGAGAAGCTATGTTGACTGCTGACAATAAGTTATCAACTACAATACTTTTTGAACAATATGGCATACCTCAACCTAAAACTTCTTTTGTTTCAAATGAAAAACAAATAGAGAGTGCTTTAGAAAAAATTGGAGGAAAGTTTCCAGTAGTTATTAAAACATTAACAGGAACTCAAGGAATAGGAATTTCTATTGTTGAGAGTCTTGAAAGTTTAGTTTCTAATATACAATCATTATTTAAACATAATGCAGAACTTTTAATTCAAGAATATTTAAAAATAGAATATGATATTAGAACTTTTGTTATAAATGGAAAGATTTTTGCATCAACGAAAAGAACTCATAAAGGAGACTTTAGGTCAAATCTTCATAGAGGTGCAACATCAGAACCTTACAAATTAAATGATGAGGAAATTAAAGTTATATTACGAGCAGCTAGAGCTTCAAAAGGTTATATGGTAGGAGTTGACCATCTTATTCATAATGACAAAATTTATGTTCTTGAAGTCAATGGTTCACCAGGCACAGGTGCTCTTTATGAAGGTTATTCTTATAAAAGTTATGAAGCAATTCCAACAAATAGAGGCCAAATTACAGGAAAACAATTAGCAAATAATATAATAAGATATATTTCTAATAGAGCTTATTGGGATCCAGAATCAACTAGAGAAGTTGGTTGGTTAGAAACAATGAAATTAAAAAATATTGGAAGAGTTAGAGCAAAATTAGATACAGGTAATGGTTCTTATGCTTGCACTTTTCATGCCGAAAAGATAAAAATAAATACAAATAAAAAAGAAGTTTATTGGACATATAATAAGAAAAGATATAAGAGTAAATTACAAGATATTAGTAAGGTTTATAGAGCAAATACTGCCGGTGATAATGATGATGTTACAGAAAGACGACCTGTAATACATTTAGATGTTATTTTTAATGGTGGACTTTATTCAGATGTTGAGATAGGATTGGATGCAAGAGTCCGTTCTCACTCCGATTTATTGATTAATAGAAATACAATAAGAAGAATGAATGTGTCGGTAAATCCATCAAGAACATTTGTTTTAAGTAGAAGAATTAAGCCAATTGACAAAGGGCCAAACAAGTGATATAATAGTTAGTTATGATTGATATAAGAATTTTAAGATTAAATATGGGTGAAGATGTTATCGCAGAAATAGTGAAAAGTGATGATAAAGAGTATAAATTAAAGAATGTTTTTGTTATAGTTCCTATGCCACCAACTAAACCTGGAGGTCCAGTAAGATTGTCATTATCCCCATACATACCCTATTCAGATGATAAAGAATTTATTTTAAATAAAGAGAAAGTTGTAACTACAGCAAGTCCAAAACCTGATATTTTAAATAGTTATAAGATAAATGTTGGTAGAGGTGTTGTTGTGCCTAATAAGAAATTTATTACTGAATAGAAATATATTATGAACTTTTACACCAATGTCTTACAATATGGTGGTAAGATATTAATTCGTGGTATTAAAGATGGAAAGTCTTTTGCTAAAAGAGTTAATTATAAACCATCATTTTTCCTAAAATCTAAAAAAGATAACACTACATTCACCACTCTACAAGATGAACCAGTAGAAAAAATTCTATTTCCTTCAATCGATAAAGCTAGAAATTTTATTAAGAAATATAAAAATTCTTCTAAAGTTAAAGTTTATGGAATGGATAGATTTCTTTATCAATTTATATCTGATGAGTATCAAGATGATATTGAATGGAATAAAGATTATATAAAAATTTATACATTAGATATTGAAACAGAATGTGAAAGTGGTTTTCCTGATATTAATAAAGCAAATGAAAAATTAATTTGTATAACTATTAAAAATCATCAGAATAAAGAGATTGTAACTTGGGGAATTGGTAATTTTATCTCTAAAGATTTAAATGTAACTTATATTAAATGTAAAGATGAAGTAGATTTATTAACAAATATTCTAGAGTTTTGGTCTAAAAATCCACCTGATGTTGTAACAGGATGGAATGTTAAATTTTTTGATATGCCATATCTAGTTAATAGAATAAGAGTTGTTATAGGTGATGATGTGTTAAGACAATTATCTCCTTGGGGAAAAGTTATATCAGATGAAATTATAATTAGAGGTCGTAGTAACTTGGTTTATAATTTTTTAGGTATTACTACTTTAGATTATTTGGATTTATATAGAAGATTTATTCCTGTAAAAAGAGAGAACTATACTTTAGGGTATATTGGTAAAACTGAAGTAGATGAGGAAAAAACAGAAAATCCTTATGAAACTTTTAGAGAATTTTATCAAAAAGATTATCAAAGATTTGTAGAATATAATATACAAGATGTAAATTTAGTTGACAAGTTAGAGGACAAGTTAGGCCTTATACAATTAACTTTTACTATGGCTTATGATGCTAAAGTAAATTATATAGATGTATATTCACAAGTTAGAATGTGGGATGTTATTATCTATAATTTTTTAAGAAAAGAAAATAAAGTTATTCCACCAAGAGTTGAAGGTAAAAAAGATAAAGAAATTGAAGGTGCATATGTAAAAGAGCCTGATTTAGGAAAACACGATTGGATTGTTTCTTTTGATATTAATTCTTTGTATCCTCATTTAATTATGCAATATAATATTTCTCCTGAAACTATTAAAGGTATGCACCGTGAAGGAATAAGTGTAAGAAATTTCCTAGATGAAAAAGTTGATACAAAATATTACAAAGATAATAACATTACTATTTGTCCAAATGGTGCAGTTTTTTCTAGAGAGAAGCAGGGATTTCTTGCAAAACTTATGGATAAAATGTATAAAAGTAGAATAGAATTTAAAGAAGGTGAACTAAAAGCAAAAAGAGAATATGATAAAACTAATGATGATTTATATAAAAAAGAAGCCGCAAGATGTTTTAATATTCAATGGGCAAAGAAAATATCTTTAAATAGTGCTTATGGTGCAATTGGCAATCAATACTTTAGATTTTTTGATGAAAGACAAGCAGAAGCTATAACTACAAGTGGTCAGTTAACTATAAGATGGATAGAAAAGAAACTTAATATTTTGTTGAATAGTATTTTAAAAACAGATAATAAAGATTATATTATTGCTTCTGATACGGATTCTGTTTATGTAAAGATGAGTGATTTAGTTGAAAAAGTATGTAAAGATAAAGACAATAATAAAATATTAAATTTTTTAGATAAAGTTGTAGAACAAAAATTACAACCATTTATTGACAAATGTTTTAAAGAATTAGGTGATTATACAAATGCTTTTCAACAACGATTAGAAATGAAAAGAGAAATTATTGCAGATAAAGGAATTTGGGTTGCAAAGAAAAGATATATGTTAAATGTTTTAGATGAAGAAGGAATAAGATATAGAAAACCTAAATTAAAAATTATGGGAGTAGAGGCAGTTAAGTCATCAACACCACAAGTGTGTAGAGAAGAGATTAGAAAAGCCATAGATATTATTTTGACAGGAACACAAGAAGATTTAATAAGTTTTGTTAGTGATTTTAGAGAGAAATTTTTTAGTTACATACCAGAGAAAATATCCTCTCCAAGAAGTTGTAATTTTTTGACAAAATATTCTTCCAGTAAAGATATATTTAAAATTAGAACTCCAATACACACTAAAGGTGCTTTAGTATATAATCAAAAATTAAAAGATTTAAAATTAGAGAATAGATTTCCATTTATACAAAATGGTGATAAAATTAAATATATTTTATTAAAAATTCCAAATCCTATGAAATGTAATGTTGTTTCTTTTATAACAAGTTTACCAAAGCAATTTAATTTAAAAGATTATATTGATTATGAAATGCAATTTGAAAAAACATTTACTGACCCATTAAGAATAGTTTTAAAAGTTATAAATTGGGATTATGAAAAGAAGGCTTCTTTAGAGAGTTTTATTTAATGACTAAATTTATTTTTATAACAGGTGGTGTTGTTTCTTCATTAGGTAAGGAATTTATATCAGAAGCTTTTGTTTCACTTTTAAGGTCTAAAGGATTAAAGGTTCAAATAAAAAGTTTAGACCCTTATTTTAATCTCACATCTAAAAGTAAAAATGAAAGCACAACATCAGGACAAATATTTTCAAATGTTCTGAAAAAAGAAAGACAAGGAGGTTATTTGGGAGAAACTGTTCAAATAATTCCTCACATAACAAATGAAATTAAAGATTTTATCTTAAAGAATAAAAAAATAGATAAAGATGGTATGAAAAGTGAATATGATTATGTTTTGTGTGAAATAGGAGGAACAGTTGGAGATATGGAAGGATTTCCTTTTATAGAAGCTATTAGACAGTTAAGAAATGAATTAGGAAGAGAAAGAGTGATGTTTATTCATTTAACTTTTATTCCATTTTTATCAGCTGCAAGTGAATATAAAACAAAACCAACTCAACATTCTGTTAAAGAACTACTTAAATTAGGAATACAACCAGATGTTTTATTGTGTAGATGTGATAAAATTTTAACTGATGAATCTAAAAAGAAAATATCATTGTTTTGTAATATTCCAGAACAATCAGTTATATCAGTTGTAGATGTGAAAAATATACAAAGTAGAGCTTATTGGGTTGTAAAACTTGATATAGAGGTTAAAAATTATTTTAAATGAAAAGAAAAATTACAATAAAAAAAATTGTAGCTGAATATTCAAAACAAAGAATAAAAAGAAAAAAAGTTAATAAAAAACAAAGAAAACTTCTTATTGCTTTTATAAAACAAATATTTGTTTTTTTATCAAAAAAAGATGTAATTGACCTTACAAGAGATATACTTGCGATTTCTTTAGTAGCTTGGATTATGTGGTACGAAACTAAAGGTGAATCAAAGAAAAAAGCAGATGACGAATATTTGATAAAATTTAAATATCATATTCAAGAAAAAGAAAAAGATGTCATTAATGCTAATTAATCTCATACTTCTTGGCTTAACATTATATTTTGCTAATGTTTTAGCAAAGTCTAATTTAAAAACTTGGGTTGCTATTGCATTTATATATTTTTGTTGGTCAATAATTAATCTTGAAAGAGTTAAGTGGGCATATTATATAGAACAAGAATTTGGAGAAACTAGAATAAAAGTTGAATTTAGAGATTAAAAAATGTTTGAAAAATACTTAAATGAAAATAAGTTGCCTATTATGGATAACCAAACTTTTGATAGAGTTACAAAAGATATAGGCAGAGAAAAATTCAGAACAGAATTAGCAGAACATATTGCAAAGGTTAGACCACCATTTCCTTTAAAAAAAATTAGTCAGAAAGATATGATATTATCATTTCAAAGTTTATTAAAACAAGATGTTTGGAAATATGTAGAGCCAAAAGAACAAACAGTTAAAGAAGTTTTTGAAAAATATGATGATTACACATACCCATATAATAAAATTGGATTAGGACTTATAAATGCACCATCAACATTTAATAGTGTTAGTGATTTTTTCCATAATTCATTAAGATTAGATTGTTCTAGTTACAGTTTTAAATCTCCAATAGATGTTTGGAACAATGGAACAGCAAAAGAAATATGGGGATGTTTAGGACCAATTTGGAGAGGTATTAATAATGTTAAATTAAAAAAAGATGCTGATGGAAATGAGCAGTATGTAGGTGGAGTTTTAAATGAAAAATCTTATATGAGTGCTTTTAGATTACAAACTTATATAGCAACTCAATTTAAACCTACTGTTGCAAAAGCAGTTTATGAAATGACAGATGCTGAAAAAGT